GAGGAGTTGTTGGCTATTGTGAGGGATCTAGGTTGGAAGCTGGACGTTCCCGTTTGGGAGCGTCCACACGTGTCGACCAAATCTGGTCCAAATGCGCAAGCATTGGTCGGATCAATCGAGGATGCTTCCCTCCTTTCAGAGTCTCAGATTGTTAACCTGAGAACCTGTGGGGGGGAGAAGTTAATCCAAGCGATTGACCTCGTTCGACAAGTCAGCCCCCTTGCTTGGTGTGCTCAACTTAAGATATCCCCGAAAGGGATTCTCTCTAGGTTGAGTTACATCAAGGACAAGGAAGCCAAGTGCCGAATCGTTGCTATCCTTGATTATTGGACACAGACATGTTTTGAGCCTCTTCATAAGGCGCAGTTTGCGCTTTTAAGGAGCCTCAAACCTGACTGTACCTTTGATCAAGGTAGCTTCCGAACCAAACTACCACGTCAAGGGCCATACTACTCTTGTGATTTGAGCTCTGCGACGGACCGTCTCCCTGTAACCCTACAGAGAGCGATCTTAGCAGTCCTAATTTCACCTGAGTACGCGGCTGCATGGTATGAGTTGCTATGTACCCGCGAGTATAAGCTTCCCAAAGGAGCTGGTTCCGTGAAATACGGAGCTGGCCAACCAATGGGGGCCTATAGTTCGTGGACTACATTTGCAATCTCACATCATGCGATCGTTCGGCTGTGTGCCAAACGCGCCGGTTATCCCATAACCTGGGATAAGTATGTCCTCCTAGGTGACGATATCGTTTTAACAGACGAACACGTCGCAAAGGAGTACATGACGATTCTTGATGTTCTAGGAGTGAAAGTCTCTGAAACGAAGACACACGTGTCTAAAGATACGTATGAATTCGCTAAGAGATGGATTCACTTAGGGGAGGAGGTAACCGGAGCTCCCCTCGGCTCGCTGTTCGAGGCCGTTCGCTTTGTAAAGAAAAGTGAATGGAGAAACGCGGTCCCAACCGCGTTGATCCGTCACATTTCATATTACGAAGTGGCGACCTGGTTCAGAGAAGTCGAGGCGCGATGGTTATCACGCACAAGTAGCTTGGTTTCCCGGGGCTTGTTGGCGGAGTTCTTCCTGCTTTTAGGACGTGGTGGTCTGTCAGACCGCCTGGCCGAAAAAGCGTGGAAGTTCTATTTACTACCTTCGCGAGAAGATAGTAGACTCCTTCGACGTATCAAGTGCGAGAAACTCGGCTCGATCGTCTTGGGAGGGATCCTTGGTTGCTTCTCTTTTAGGAAGAGTTCCGAGTTTATCGGAATCTACTTAAATGAGTGCAAGGCAAGGGTCCTAGAATCCGCCATCAAGCGCCAAGTGCAAGAACTGAGTAGATTCCAAGTGGAATTACAAAAGTTCGCGCACCTGGTGCCTGAAGGGTTGGATGCCCAATCGCTACTGTTTGCCTTACCTCCTTTTGGAGTCCTGATAAGAAATATATCAGAGCTCCAACTGGAGTTTGATAAAGCGCATAAGGTCCGAGACTCTGATAATCTGATGCATTGGTTGCATCTAGATGTTCAGTTGTTCTTGGACCCTTTTGCAACTTTATCAACAAGGCGAAACAAGACCATAGCTTCTTCCAAAGCAACCATCCTAAATCACCTCACGGCGATGTGCCGCGGTATTGCAAAGATGCGTGCGTTGGCGGTTACAGAGATCGATCTATTAGATCTGGTCAATGTAATCAACAACTATCACGTCTTGCCTTCCCGCGGTGATCGCAAAAGGAAGAAGGGTTCTTCTAAACCCGTACTGATCCAGAGATCAGATCCGCGAGCCGCGGACCTGGTCAACCGGTCAATACAGGCTAGGAAGAAATCCTAATTCCCTCGTGAAGAGAAACCATTGGGTAACACCAGTGAGCGTTCTCATGGTAGC